GGAGGTGGCACTGTAAAAGTTATGGTTGAGGTATTGGTCAAGGTCCAACTATCGCCCGGAGTCTGTGTGACCCCTCCAACATCTATCTCAATGAAATTCATACCCAAGGCAGTTTGACTCAAGGTGAATATGGTTTTGACAGCATTGCCATTAAACTTGTCAACATAGGCAGTGCTGGGCTGTAGTTGATTTACCACACCATTGGTAATAATTTCTATATTGGTTGTGGTCTGATTGATTTCTACCAGTGTGCTATAATTTGTTATGCTAACAATAGTATTATCATTGTTCACACTGATAGGTTGTTCTACAATATCAGCACTGAAATCGTAGACCTGTTGAGTGACGGTAAAAATATTAGCCAAGGCAGTGTCCTTAGGCCGTTATTGCTGTATAACCTGCAGCAGCAGTTGGATCAGTGGGAGCAACTCCAGGTTCATAACACTGTAGGAAAGCCCAACGATGTGTATTGGTCTGCGTGATGGGCACACCCGCATCTGTCCAAGTCACACCCACAATGACCACAGGCACATTTTGACGAGCATCTGGCAGTATAGGTCCTGTATAAAGATTTTTAGGCACAGTGATATTCACTCGCCCAGAAGCGGAATTTATGACTGTGACATAGGTCGCAGTTGTTATAACACCACCGCTAAAATAACCTATAATTTCACTGTTGCTAAAATTAGGTTCGCCATCGCGACTAAAACTTATAGGATTGACCACTAGGGTTTGGTAATCAGCGTGAAAGGTCCAACCAGTAATATCTACACCGAAATTATACTGTAGGGTTCTTTGTGTTGAGGGGAATATCTGCTCTAATTGAAGATTATCCGGTCCTGCAAGATAATCTGAAAATAATAAAACGCCGCCTGCCATAGTGATTCTCCTAAGGGATAAAATAATAACAATGAGTTGTTATTAAGTTCTTAAACTTATTTACACTGATCAGAAAAAATTTGGAGGAAACAGCCCAGTATTATATCAAATCAAATTCCTCCAAAGTCATAATTGGGCGTCCAAGTTATGGCTGTGCTGGTTGTGCTAAAATCACTGTGCTGTGTGCCAAGACTGGTTCTGGCTCGGTAATAATAAGTTCCTGGACCAAGACTGCTGACAAAACCATCAACATAATCTCCTGCTATCCATTGACCTGCTGCAGGACTGGTGGTTATGAGGCTAAAGTTTGTAGTGCTGTTGGTGCTATAGAAAAATTCAACACTGTCAACTGGACTGCTGCCTGCTGCTATCTGTGTTCTCAATGTAAAGGTATAAAAATCTGTGCTTTGTAGTGTGGGCTGACTGGGTGCGGGAAGACTTTGACTGCTGCCCTCACTGGGTATGCCTGTCACTGGCACAAAACTTATATCTGACAGTGTGCTATCCACATACACTGACTGATTATATTCTATAGCAGTGATTTCTGCGGCTATGGTAGCATCTTCACTTTCAGTTTCTCTAATGCGAGTTATACGAAATAATTTTTCTGTAAATCCATATATGGGATTGCTCACACGAACCACATCACCAACTTCACAGACCAAGGCTCCATAATCCGTTAAAAATGTAATTAATAGATCCTTTCTATTTTGCCTTAATTCCAGTAGACCCAATCTACCTGCATGTATGGGATTATTCACCATACCATAGGTTATCTGTAGCGTATTCACCGTTTCTAAATCATTCTGTTCTGCTGTGGGTATGCTAGTACGAAAATAATCTGTTTGATCTCTAGCACTGCGACTGGCATAGCCCGCTTCCAATTGATTATATAGGTCTTCTAGATTACTACTGGTTAATGTTATTTCACCTATAATATTATCATCGTTAAAATGATAACTGTTTGATATTTCAGTTTGTGACACAGGTCTATTTGACACAATCTGCCATTGTCCTGTTTTATAGTTATAGGTAGTCCAACTGGCACTGGCCAAGTTGATGCGTTCCATATTGGTCTTCACTGTGTCGCCGGTGTTTAATACACCATTGATTTGATATCTTACCTGATTAGTTGCTGTGACCGTGGCCAATATACGATTAGTCAAGGTATTTGATGTGCTTAATGCGTAGGTTCCAGTTTGACCAGATCCTGAAATATAACTGCTGATAAACACATCATCACTCATACCTGTGCCCACTATGCGATAGCCCACTGCGATAGTTCCAGTCTGCATGGTATCCACAGTCAGTGTGGTGCCGGACACACTGCCTAAAAATCTACTGCTTAGAGCATATTGATTCAGCGGAATCTCTTCACTGATACTATAAAGGCTGGTAGTGGTCAGTGTGTTTATACTGGTCGTAGTATTAATTTCTGTAACATCAAATCCGGCTCCATATCTGGTGTTCTTCACATAATCATACCATACCAGGGCGGGATTATGTAAACTATTGGTAATCTTAAAGGTCATTGTGGGTAGACCTGTGGTGCCTTTTTCACTGTTATAATCTATTTGAACCAAGGCAAATACCAAATCAGTCAAGGCATATAGACTGTTATCGCCCAGGGTGTCATAGGCATTCACAGCAGGACTGGGTCCTAATATCTGATTAGCACTGGCAGTGCCTCCTGCATATACCCATACTCTGACCAAACCTGACAGTTGTGTGTTTAGGGCTCCATCACTTTGAATACTGCTCTCCACAGTATACCCATCAGCACCAAATACCAATAACTGATCATTCCAATAAACTTCACTACAACTAAATGTGCCTGAATCTGTGCGTTCGCTCAAGGTCAACACATAGGTCATAGTTTGATTATTATTGCTGATTCTAGCGTCGGTTATTATGCCCTGTTGATATACTGTGCCATAGATAATGGGAACTTTATTTTCTGTGCTAGGTGGTAATTGTATTCTTACGCCTTGGTCTCTTGTTCCCGATCCTCCTCGTGCTCCTACTCCAAACACACGAGCAGTTATGGTGGCCAAACCGGTGGCAATCACACTGACAGCAAAAGCAGCCCAAGTTCCTGCAACCACAGCAGCACCAGTGTAGGCTGTGACTATGGCCGTTGCCAGATATGTAAATATAGCCACTATTATTCTCCCATCAAATAGGTTTCTTCAACCCGACGAAAACCTCTGCGTTCATAATCCAATTTAGGACTATTGTGCATACGACTCATTGTATATGCGTGAATTCGACCCTGTTGTCTAAATTCATCAGCAAGGTTTCGATACGAATGAAATAATCTCGCAGCCGCAGTAGATGATCTATAAGCGGGTTTGACCCACCAAGCCAATTCAACCAATCTATATTGTTTAGGAAACCATAATTCAGGTGTGATCATACTTAAAATCATTCCTGTGATTTCACCCCTATCTTCACTGACAAAACTAGCACCAGTATATTCACATCTAATTAATACCTGAAATACCTGATTTCGATCCGATTGCTCTTTACTGAATGTGCCGACTTCTATACTGCGACTGAATTCCTGCAACATTAGATAGCAGTCCTCATAGTATGCTCTTTCTAATCTTCTAATCTTCATAGTTTATTCACCCGAGGTATCCTGACTATATTCAAATGGATTACTACCTGCTCCGCCACCTGTGCCCGCACCTGTATATGGTTTTCCAAAATCAAATGCGGTATTTGAAATAACATTTACTCGATCCATACCTGTATCTGTGGGATAAAAATATCGTTGATCTGTGGTATTGGTCCTTCTACCCACTATACGGCGTTCAATTATACCTAATATATTGGTCAAATTCAATACACAGGTGTAGGTTTCTGTTCTACTATCTATATCCGAGGAATCAGTTATGGTATAATTGCTGACATAACCACTGAAACGCAAACTCACGCTATCTTCAAGCAATTGTCGTGTTTGTGTATTGAAAAACACTCTATATATGCGTATTCTGCTGCCCTTTAATGGTGTGTTTAATATCAATGACACATAACTGCTATAGGCACCCAAGCCCTGCTCACCTGGATCTTTAGGAATACCACTGAGACTGACCTGTAGTTGAGCAGTGGTAGCCTTTAGGTCATCCTGTATTTCATTCATACCCAAAAGATGACCCAGACCTAAATAGGTAGTGCCATTATAGGTTATAGGTCCAGCACTATTGGCTATGGTATACACAGTGCCATTTATGGTAAGATCCATTATTATAGCATGTATAATTGTGCTACTGGTAGTTGCAGGTATGGTATTCATCTGTTTATATTACCTTCTCAACCAAGACAAAGTCTCCTGTAAATTCACACCAATCTTTCTGAATCAATCTATAGTTAGGCAATTCACTGACTAACACTCTGATTGTAGTTGCTGTGCCCACTAATATAGGACCAGTGACCACAATATTTTCACTGCTGATCAAGGGTCTATGAACTGTGGCTGTGGTTGTTGAGCCTGAGGTTCTCAACACTGCTTCTGAAATTATATAAGGATAACGACTGTTTGTGGGTTGAATCCAATCACCTGCCTCAAATATAGTTGAAGTTGAACTAATTGTGTTGCCCGTGCGGTCACTAGCACCAATTGTGGGTAATTGACCTATAGTCACCGTGGTTGCTGTAAAATTAGTTATGGTAAGACCCGAAAGTTGTGCGTCTGTTAAATCACCAAGATAACTGGTCAAATAGTTCATTGAAGTCTTATTAGCAATATTAACAGCCTGTTCTTCGGTTCTATCCAGACTCATAATTCCTTCAAGCACTGGTCTATATGCTTCATATCTAAATCGTGCCAAGGGTGTGACTGTGATAACAAAAGGTTGTGCGGTCAATCTTTCTGCTGTCTTAATACGCTGACTACGACTTATGCTTTGACCTACTACACGTCTGCGATCAAACTCAATACTCTGAGCCGTGTTGATTATTACTTGAACGGTCATTATGCTAATCTCCTTGAGGGCTGACTGCGTCTGCCTGCTTCTGATACTGAATATATAAATTGTGGATCTCTAGCAACCAGGGCTCTAAAACTCTGTGCATCAACAGCATTAATATGATAGTTTATAGTCATTGGTGCTGCCTCGGTCATAGGTGTTATATTGGCTGGACCTGTGATTAGTTCAGGTCCCTGTTCTCCAACAATACCCATCTGCCCACTAGGTAAGTATCCGCCACGAGCAAATCCAGGAAGACCTAAAACACTGGCTCCTGCCGTAGCACCACCACCTCCGAATAGATTACGAAAGAATCCTCCAGCACCACTAGCACCCATAAAACTTAACAGCATTTTACTGGCTTGAATGCGAGCAAATTCTGCTAACATTGTAGATATTAGATCCTTAAAACTAAGTTTGCCAGTTTGAACAAATCTAACTATGGCACTTTCAAAACCACGACTAAATGTTTCGAAATATGTTTTTGCTTGATCTGCTGCGTTAAAAGCACTTTCTCTATAACGTTCAAATGCTTCATCCCAACCAGATGCCCATGTTCGACTATATTCTAATTGTTCGATTTGTATACGAGTTATTTCACCATAGGCCTCTGCTATACGATTAAGTCCGACTCTGAATCTTTCTGCATCTGCACTGCTGAGGTCTTCTAAATTAAAGCCTTCACTGAATGTTTTTGCTGCTGCTTCTGCTGCAAGTCTATTAGCACGTTGAATATCTGTGATTTGTCCTGCCAGTCCAGGTAATCTTGAGCGTTTATACTGTTCTTCTTCTAATCGACCTCTTGCTTCAAGTATAATATCACTTAGTTTGTTTTGTATATCAACCTGTCGCTGCATTTCTTGTGTGATCCGTTCAATTGTGCGTTTGCGATCTTCTTCTGCTGCTCTTTGACTTTGAACGAGGTTGATGCCATAGGTTATTTGATTATTATTTTCTTCGTGTGCCTTTGTGGCATTTTCTATAAACTTGCTGATTAGGTCAAGTTCATGTCCCATGGCAGCAACTTTCATTGTGTCATTTTCATTAAATAAGGCAGCTCTAAGTTCTGTCTGACGATCTCTGGCTTCTTTGACTTGATTAGTAAATCTTTCAAGTTCATTGCGTAATTCTGTTTGTAATTCAACTTCTTCTTCAGTTTTGCCTATCATTCTGGCCTGAAAACCAAGACGATCAAATAATTGACCAGTATAGATTTTTAATTCATCGTTTTGAACCTTATATTTTGCATTAAGTTTATCAATTTCAGGATTTAGTTGACCAATTTGTTTTCTTAGATCTTCAGTTCCTCCTATAATACCGCCTTCATCAAGACCTTTACCCAATTCCTTCATTTTTTGATCAACATCGTCAAGGTCTTTTTTAGTTGTTAAAGCAAAATAGGTTATCACACTTTGAAGAGCTGTAAACAAAGTTACAGCAGCAACAAAAAAAGGATTCTTAGAAATGAATCCCATAACAGCATTTAAAGTGAATAGTGCCTTAACAAGGGCAGCAATTCTAACAACCAAATAAGCACCTGCAATTCCTGCCAAACTATATAAGGCCGCTGCTAATATGTTTGCATTTTCAGCAAGAACATTTATTGCTTGACTTAAAATTCTACCAAGTATAACTACTAAAGGTCTTGCTTTATCTAAAACATCTGCTAGAGCGTTGGCCAACTTAGCAAGAGAACTATTCAGTCCCCCTTCTTGACCCATGGTGTCAATCATGTTATTGAAAGCATCACGCAGATTACTTGTGGCCTGACTCAGTGTCTTGGCACGCAGTTCGCTGCCACCACCAAATGCTTGACTGAGTCCCTGTTCCAGTGCTGCCAATATGATCTGAGCACCTTTGGCGCTTTGCCCTAACTTGGTGATTTCTAATCTATTAATACCTAAAACATCTTTTAGTATTGTGAATACGGGGATACCACGATCTGCTAGTCTGTTTAGATCTTCTAGTCCTAATCCGCCTGCTGTAGTTCTAGCATAAAGATCTGTTATAGCACGTAGAGCACCTACCTTGTCTGCGGCCACTGCTGAAACTTCTGCAAAGAATCGCAATTGATTGATTGTGGGGTTAAGCCCTGCTGATTTTAATTTTATAACAGTTTCAGTTAGATCATCAACTGAGAAACTTGATGTCTGTGCAAATCGTTTAATATCTGCAAATACTGCATTACCTTTTTGAATATCTTTATAAAGTATTTGTAGGGTAACACGTAGATTTTCAAAAGTAGAACTAATCTGAGTGAATTCTCTGCTGGCAAATGCAACAGCCAGTCCTGCCACCGCAGTTTTCAGTCCGTCTAGAGCACTGATTGCGCCTCTAGTATCTACATTAACCTTGTAGGTAGTATCAGCCATGTTATCTTCCTTTTAAGATTCGATCCAATCTGCGCCCAATAAAATCAAAAGTAGGTTTTGTCATTCCATCAGGTGCTTGATTACTATAGCCCTGCTCTAAACGCAGTGCATAATCATAATCTGCACGAATAGTTGTTTTATTGTCTAAGGTTGTTCGTCTTCGAGCATTGCCTGAACGAATAGGTGTATGACTGCGAAATATTTTATAAGCATCTACAGGAACTTCTGCTAGTTCTTTTTGTGCTTGACTAACATCAGGAGAAATACCATCTCTTGCTAATGTTATTGATATTTTCATCCTGCCTGCTCCTTTATTTTTAATAATTCTTCAGTAGAAACAGGCGGTATATATCCTTCCTGTCCTTTATTTTTAGTGTAATGTTCTACACTTAAACTTACATCCATCATAACCATATCAAACGTAGATGCTCTTTGTAATATTTCACTGGGCAACAAACCATAGCGTTGTCCCATTTGATCTAACATTACACATATACCGGCTTCTTTACCTTCGGGATCTATGGTCTCCCCTGTTATTTTCCCAGCGTTTCTACTACACGACTAACAACTTTTGTTAATACAGGAATAGGAATTGTAGTTTCATCGCTAAGAAAACGATTACCCTGCTCATCTAAAACAAGATCCTGTATGGTAGACATTAAACTCATAACATCATCTTCTTTAAGACTGGCAAACTTAACAAAATTACTCATAGGCTGGCGGTCCCATATCCAAAACTCAATAGGTTCACCATATTCTTTGAGAATCTCTTCGTCGTTGAGTTCGATTTTAATTAATTGAGGTTTTGCTGTTAACTGAGTCAACTTCATTGTGTAATCTCCTTATCTTTTTCTATGTTCATCTTTCGACCTTTTTATCTCTATTTTTAATTATATGTAGCACTGCTATACAAAATCTTAATCTACCTGAAATCTTATCTGCATCTGTTTGAAGACAGCGTAGTTCCGCGGTGCTCTTTGCTATTTCTGCCTCAATACTACGAAGCAGTTCCTCATCTGTATATCTTTCTAAATCCATAAATCTCGGACCTCTTGAATATTTAATTATAAAAATAAAAAAGAGGCTCTATGAGCCCCTTTTTAAGTGTAGTCTACGATTACACAGTTCCTGCAGTTATGTCTCCATCGACCGAAACCGTTATGGGACTAACCCAGACTGGTGCTGTTGGATTAACTGTTGGGGCTAGATTTGTAATGTAGCCTGAGCCACCTACATATTTTGCTCCACTTCCACGCCCATTAAAATAGACACGGAAATAGACCAGTGTAGCATCATTGGAAAGATCGAATAGACCATTTACTCCATTGCTTCCTGTGAAGAATGTTGTAGAATCTAATACGAAATTGCCAGCAATACTATTGTTTGCAGGTGTTGGAACAGTCTTGTTTGAGAACTCATCTAATTGAGTCCATTGGAAGGTTCCCACTGCATTGTTTATAGTGATATCCTGAAGTGCAGGCACTACATATCCACTGCTGGTTGTTGCGATTGAAGCAGTTGAGATCTGTAGAGTTGCTTGACTTGTAGGAGCACTGACATTAATATAAGCCATTGTGTTTTCCTTTATGTTGTTGCGACCAAACTTCTATACTCAAAGGTATAGATAATTCGGTCTTCGTCAATTTCAGTGGTCCAATCGCATTCATCATCGAATGAGACTAGACCAGTGTTACTCTTTGCTGTTTGGAGATTTGTGATTAATTGTGTGGTCTGACTGGGAGGATTTTTCGCATCCACGGCAAAATATACACGAGTAGTATAAAGATTTTCAACTACAGCATCACCACTCAATACTTCTAATAAAGGGCTTTGAGCCAATTGTGTAGCATCCGCATAAATCTTCTTCATGTTTTTGCGATACAATGGTTCCCCATTTTGAGCAAAAGGCAGTTCTTGACTGATAGTAAATTGTGTCAGTGTTGAACAGGCCTGTGTGATTGCTGTGAGTAATCCTGATCTCATTATCTAACTCTTGTTATATTTGTACGAACTGGCATTTTTTCTTGATTAGTGATAGCACCACTACCATCGAAATTATACCAATCACCTGCATCAATTAGAATACGAAACAAACTTTGATATTTCTCACGATATACACCAATCTTACGCACCTCTGCATTGTCTTGGTTAGAATAATCTGCGATATAAGGTAGCATATATTCATATAATACCTTATACACACAGAGGTCTATCCAATCCTGCGTTCTTCCTTCAAACTTATTGGCTGAAGGAACAGGCACATCTATTAGTCCCGCTGTTGAGATATCGGTTTGAGCATTATCCTGACTGATGAAGTAGGCCTGCCACCACGAGGTATTCTTTATGTCATAGAGAATATTCTGTGTAGCACGCTCACCCCATCCGTCTGCGTCATCAACTAATCCATCATTGTCGAGAATTTCATTTGCTTCGAATATGCGAATGTCTCTGTTTTTTACATCAGTAAATTCGCAGAAACTTACTACATTTCCGCCTACTCTAATAAATGCCATTCCGCTACTCCTCTATTAGTCTAGATCTGTTTCTGCTGTGATCTTAACACCGTGTGTGCTCTGTAGAACAGCAGCACCCATTACAGCAACCACGCTCATGTCTGTGGCACGATTCTGTGGTAGATATAAGGTATTAAGTGTTAGTCCACCGCGTTCTGCAATACCAATAGCAGTAGGTGCAAACACACCGTTGATATAGGCATCACTGGTGGGGTCACCTGTAGCACCTGTGACTAATGGTGATTCTACCACAGTAACTCCACCAACATTGCCAATTACACCACTTAATAGGAAATTATTACCAGCAGCACTGAGAGCAGGAACACTGCTTATACCACCACTATATGGTGTGACTGTGGTTAATTGCTTCTTAAGATAATAGGCACAACCTGGATGAACCACTGCGTAATATGGACCCATTACCTTGGCCTGACGCAGAGTAGCAGCAGCCTTCATAATAAGTTCAACAGTTAATTCAGTTGTGGTTGAACCAATGTCTGAACTAAAGTTGCTGAATGCACTAAATGCTGTGGTGTCAAAACTTTCACCAATAGCACGACCTGAAACTTCTGCTAACTGTGCCATAACATCACCATAGGCACTGTCTTTGAGCATGTCAGTGACCTGACTGTAGTAGACATGTTCCTGTAGTGTGATAAGAGCCTGACTTGATGTGGTATCACGTGCGGTTGCACTACCTTCATTTGTGATTACCTGGGCTGACCCCTGTCCCCAAATAGGAACCTGAGCAACCTTACCCGCATTCATAGGAATTGGAAAAACTCTCATAAGATTACGAGCAACTGATGTTTCATAAGCAGCAAATTCCGCATCAGTGACGAAGTTTGCGTAGAATTGATTGTTAATATATGCTAGATTAGCCACGGTTTATATCCTTTATAAAAAATTATTGTCCCCTTAATTCCTTATAAAGTTGTCTCTGTTTAGGATCCTTCATATTGAATTTGGAGGGGTCTATCTTTTCAGGAAGTTGACCAAAATTCGACTTACTCTGTGTAGTTGATGGACCTGCTGCTCGGAAATGATTATTTGTGTCTAAAAATTCCTTGACCAAATCTTGAACTCCGAAAGGTTGTCCTGCTTCTGTGTAGCGTGTAGTTCCCTTGTCATCGAGAACTTCAACTTCGCCACTGTCATTAACACGAACATAAGGTTTTAACAACTGTTTGACCTGCGTTGGATTGACTGCACCTAACTGTGCGGCCTGATCTACCAATGGCATGTCAACAGTGTAATTTCTAATGATCTCATCCCTCTTGCGTATTTCTTGATCTTTGCGTTCTGCTAATTCTTGAATAATTTTATCGAACTCCCCACGCTTCTTGGCTTCTTCAGTCTTTCTACGCTCGGCGTCCTGTTTTAAGGTTCGCAGTTCATCAAGATCACCTAACTCATTCATAATTCGTTCATATTTCTTTGACATTGATGACTTCATCCTTGCCATATGATCATCGAATTCTTTTTGAGTATATGTTCTTTCTGCCTGATTGGTTAAGGACTCATCAGTGGTGTCCATATCGCCTATGTTTTTATCGCTCATAGTAAGCATACCTTCCTTTCGAAGTTGGGCATCAAAGTGCCGATTGATTATTTATTGAAATCAGTTTTTTTGCCCGTTTTTTACGCTGTTCTTCAAGGTATTTTCTATTCTGTTGAATCAAACATTGAACTGGTGTGCTATAATCTCTATGTCTTGGATCACTCCAAAACCATTCATTCTCAGCATCAAGTCTATCATAGTCTCTGGCCAATTTTTTTAACACTCGAAGATTTAGGTCTGTTATATATATTCTGGCCAATAGGGGCTGATCAAGAGTGATCCTATATCCTCTAAATTCCTGTATATCAATATGGCCTTTGGTATATAGACCTAGACTCCAAGGACATACAGTGTGTATGCTTTGGAAGTATTCAGACCAATCAACGTCGACCGGGTTGCTTTTTCTTCTTTCCACGATTTCCGGGCATGTAAATTCTCCTAATAAAATATACTTACCTTGGCATTGGCAGTGGCAGTAGCGTTTAATACATTTACACGCTGACCCATACCAATAGCAATTCTTGGTGTTACAACTCCTGCAGGTATGTACGCTGTGCTGGTAGTAGCAGTAGGACTATCTCCTATGGCTATGTGACAGCCAACCTGACTCATTATTTGTATGTTCAAACTCTGAATGGCGGTGCTACTTGAACTGGCGTTAGCACCTAAGGTTAATACCTGTGATTTATTTGTGCTTAAAATTGTCATATTATTTGCTCTTTTTAGTAAAACGATACTTCTGACTTTTTGGTGCTGCTTCTCTTGCTATTGATAATGCTATGGCAACAGCCTGCTTCTGCGGCATACCTTTCTTAATTTCTGTTTTTATATTTTTAGCGATAGTTTTTTCGCCATAACCTCTGCGTAAGGCCATTATTCTTTCTCCTGTTCTAAAATATTACGGGCCCATACTAGACCAGCGGGACCTCCCCACATTAGATAGGCCTGTGTTCCGGGTGTGTTAGAACCTGGCCTGTAATATACTCGTGCTCTTGACAAAAAACTAAAAGTTCTCTTAACTATGTCAAGACTGACAGATTCTCTATTCACAAACTGACGAGCACGAGCAAGTCCTATAGCAGTGCCACCTTGATTACTTGGTGGACTTGATTCACGCATTTTCAATCCTCTACGGGCTGCTGCTGCCATTGCTAGTGTAGGCTTATACATTAATCTTCTTCGTGAATATAGCCCTGCTCCATATAGGCTATGTGTTCTTGTTCTGTTCTTGCTATTACTTCTAGGCCTGTTTCGGGATTAACCATAGTGTGTGCTTCAAACAAAGGCTTAGGTGGGAATGTGTCGGCTTCTGTTGCCACATATTCAGGCATAATTAGGTCGCTGTCTTCACCAAGAACTTCCAATATTTCGTGGTCAATAGCATAGAGCACACGAGGATCTGTGGCCGCAGATTTGGCCTTGACCAATTCATCTATTTCTCTATTTGTATCTCGAATATTGAAACTGTCAGGATATAGAATTTCTCCTTCCCAAGTCCTTCCCTGATAGATGCCGAATAAACGCCATATTGATTCTTCGGCTAATTGTAAATTATCTGCCTTTGCGGATAGTTTTGC